TGATATGGAGCTTGAGGGCTTCCACATCGATAGGAGACTGATCGGCAAGGTCATCACGAATATCGAACCATTCACCATTTCCGAATATAGCTTCGCAAATTTCTGCGTGTCTTGTTTCCACAGCCTGTTGAGTCGCTGGGGAGATAATACGGCTTCGCTCAGATTCTCTAGTACGGTCTTCTGCAGCCCACTTACCTCGGAATATCCGCTCATACTCTTTCCAATCCTCTAAATAGTTAGTATCTCGATGGTCACGCCAACGATCGCAATGACCTACAACGAAGTTGACGATTTCTTTATCGGATTCAGTCGGTTGATAAAACTCGTTTTGTCCAAGTTCGTCGTTTTGAAATTCAGCCATAATATCGATTTCCTTTACTTAGATTATCTTTGGCATTTAAAATCTGTAAATTCCAAGGAACATGAAGTCCGCATACATCTTTACCTCTTAAAGGAATAACATGATCAACATGGTATTCAATTGTTCCTAAACTTAACTCTTCTAAAAACTTAGCAAATTTATACAGATTTTCAATTTGAAGTTTTTGTTCTTTTGACAACCACGAAGGACACGCATTTAGCTTAGTGGTGTTATAAATCATCCAGTCTGCTCTGCGTTTGGCTTTGTGTTTTTGTCTTCCTCTTTTAGCACTTGCTAGGACTTTGTCTGGATTTTTGTTTTTCCACGCTTTCGATTTCTGAGCGTAGTAATCTTTCTTTTTTGCGTAAGCGTTTTGTTTACTTTCTTTAGCACAAGATTTACAATAACAGTGATAACCGTCTTTTCTGGTTTTATCACGGTTAAACAAAGTAATATCTTTGTTCTCTAAACAGCGTTTACATTGTTTCATCATACGCCCGCAACAATATCTATTGGTTCCCACTCATCATCGTCATACTCTTGCTGATAATTAGAGGTGGTCAGTTGGTCCACATAAGCTAAAGCATCCACGAGATCATCGTGTACATTGGCGGTTGGAAACAATAACAACTGATCGACAAATTCACGCCAATCTTCGTTTTTGTTAAGAGTAATTCTACCCCACTCAAAACGACCCTGCAAAGCCCAACTAATTCTCTCAGTCTTACGCTTATTGCCGTGCGTCAAATCTGTGATGTGAAAGTAAACATTGTACTTCCGCATCAAATCGTTTAGGTAGGGTGCTACAGCGTTCTTTAGCGCTCCACGCTCAATCCCTACTCCGATAGGTTGGTAATCCTGTACCGCCCTTAGAATCTTTCCAGCCGTCTCTTTGATGTCCCAACGACCGTGAATAATCTTTTCTACAAACCAATCGCCATTGTCTTCTATTTTGACAATTGCTATTGCGGATTCGTCTAAGCGTTTCTTTGAAGCGCCCGCATTTTTAGCAACATCCTCAAATCCGGCGAGATCGATCGCAATAACATAGTCGCCCTGCGATGGGTCTTCACCATATCGAAGCCACTCTTCTTTGAAGATCTCCTGACCCGCATTGTCAAACGATGCCTCGTATTCTTGCTTGAACGCAAACGACGAAAGCGTCTTCCGAGCAGCATCCACTTCCTTAGGGTCAATCGTCTCATTGTCTTTAGTGGTAAAGTGCCAAGCCTTCCATTCAGGATCATCTCCTTCAAAGCCTAGCTTGTACATTTCATAAAACCAATTCCGCCCTGACGGAGTCGAGATAAACATCGCTTCACCTTTACGGTCCGAGAGCGATGCTCGGATAATCTTCTCCCAAGTGTCCTGCTTAATAAACGCACACTCGTCGAGGACTGCGTAATACAAACTAAGACCACGCAGGGTATCGCTGTTATCTGCACCACGGACATGAATCTTACGACCATTAATCAGCGTGATGTCTAGATTGTTGATGTGTGCCGACTTAATCACCGGCTTACCAATCTCTAGGAGACTGTCCCAGATAATCTGACGGGACTGTCCTAGCGTTGGCGACACATACAGCACTGCCGACCCTTCCGGTGCTTCTAATGCTTTGATGATCAACATCATCGTTGCTAAGCGGCTCTTGCCGCAGCGACGACCGGCAGCGATCACCTTGAATCTGGTGGAATCTTTGAATACATCCTGCTGCCAACGCAACAACTTAAAGTCAAGCGTTGTCATCTTCTTCCTCTTCGACAGCGCCCATGTCAACGACATCAGCGTCTACTGTGGGGCTAGTCAGCCCAGTTATGTTGATACTGATCTGGGGCGTTGTTCCACCATTCTTAGCGGTATCGAATACCGACAGCGGTAATAATCTATCGACACACAGCTTTAGTGCCGCCATGTTGTCCTTATCATTTACATCCAACGCTTTATGAATCAGCGTCTCAATAATCTTATCTCCGGAGGTTCCTAGCAAGCGAGCTTTGAACTCATTGATTCTTGCTGCATCTCCGGCGGGTCTACCGACTTTGCCACGGTTGCCCTTCTTTTTCGCTTCAATGTCCTTCTTTAGCGGACGACCTACTTTACGACGCTGTAATTTAGGTCTTTCCTTTTTGACCTTTACGACAGCGGTAGTTATTTCGACAGAATCAGACATTGTCTTTTATCCTTAATGGGAAGACTGAAAATTAACGATTTGCTACTATATAGGGCTTTTCGCTATAGGAGAGGGTTCTATAGAAGAAGTATATTAATCATCCTATATCGCTAACGAATCATCCCTAACGAATCGTCAAAGTTCTATATAGTGCGAACTATATCATACTTTTTCATTTTTGTCAAGTAGTTTCTTACTTTTTTGTTATAGCATAGACCCTACGGTGCGGGACTCCATCGGCTTGATAGGTCTCCGCTTACCCTCCGCTAGAGACCACTTCGTGTGCGCCGATTCCGTTCCCATTTCCTTCATTGATCTTGATAGTTAATTCTTCTTTTAGATTCAAAGACTTACATTGCAGTGCAATAGAGTCTATTTTTACTATTTTGTATGCTTGCTTTTTACTTTTTTGTGTACGATAGCGGCTCCGACAACATCACACATCACCACACACCCTCCCCCCGGTGTTGTTTTTATACAACAGTAAAGCTACATTGACACTTATGCACCAATGTAGTGCATCAGCAGAGCCGTAGGCATAGACTATTAAGACATCATAGGCGATAGCGTCGGTGTATGGGGCGATGAAGCACCTATTTAGTGCATTACAGATTGATAGGGATTGTCTATCGGAATTGTATCTTGATAGAAAAATACAATGAAAACATAGGGTTATCCCTAATTGCAGGGATAGACTATAAAGCCTATACTGTGATTGTAGTATATCAATACAGGAGAAACAAATGGAATACAAATTATTAGCGTCAGCGCCAACAGAACAGGCAATACTAGAATCTATTAAGCGTTTCTATTGTGGTTCTAATGTTTCTATTCAGGGTGAGCAAATTAGCAATTCTAAAGGTATTTTAGAAGGCGTAAGAGTAGTTAAGAAAAAAGGGCGTTATCGTTTTGAAATGGTATCAAACTAAGGGTTTGTACCTATTGCGTATCATTAGCGATAGGGATAGACTGTATCACAGTAGTAAACTTAAACCAGCAGTATCCTAACTTTGGAGGAATTACAAATGCAAATCAGACAGAATTTATGTAATAACGCATTACGCAAGGCAGGACTTTTAATAGTCAAAGCCTCAGAACTTGGCATGGACTTATCAGGCTACGGCGAAATAGGCGAGAATCTTAACTCGGGTAATGTTTACTTATGGCAAGAAGACTATCCGTTTTGTCTATATATTGGCTTAGGTTCAGACACTATCTATGCTCTTTGGACTGATAACTACGACGGCGACGAAGTAGAAACAGACATTGACAATATGTCGCTTGATGATCTGATCGATTGGGCACTGAAGCTAGAAAACGAGGCAGAATCATGCGATTAAAGAATTGGCACATGGTAATTTTAGGAGTAGTCTTATTTGTGTTTGCTCAGATTATCTGGCACTTGACAGCAATAGGTGTGCTATGACACGATCAGAGCTGCAATACCAGATTTGGCACGATTTAGGGTATTTAGAGGGTAAAACTGATCCGGAATACCAAAAGCATTTATGGCGGTTATCTGATGGGGAACTATTTAATTTATGGCTTAACATTCACAATGCGAGAGAGGCATACAAAAATGCTTAATTATTACTACGATAGAGAATCAGGCTTATACGAGTTATATTTCGGTGATGCGTTGATAATGGAATTGCCTTACGCTGATCCAATGACCGAGGAAGAGGCATATAAACTATCTCAAGAACTATTTACACAATATTGCGAGGCTAATCATGAATAAATTTGACTATTACTTTGAGTTTCACCAAATGCGACTAGACGATCCTACATTCAGGGAACAATACGACGCACATGAATTTGATATTTGGTATCAAGATTTTTATATGATGATGGAACAAGAACAAGAGAGGTTAAATACTTATGAAAACTAAACTATTGATTTTATTAACTATTTTAGGACTGTCTAGCTATGCTTACGCTTGCCGAAGTGTAATCATTGATACACCGAATGGGTCAATGGTTTGCTTTATCTGTAATGATGGTAAATACATAAACTGCGATAAGCTATGAGAACGATCATTTACTATGCTTTCGTGGCTCTGATTTCAGTCTATGTTTTCTATCATTTAGTCGGGGTGATTGCCTGTTATACTTGGGAATACCTCTAAAACGCTCTAAAACAGCGTATACGGGGTTTTCTCAGGGTAGGTAAGGGGTAGGTATCAACTACTATGTTCAAATGGAATAGAGGAGGTTTTATGAGTAAATGCGAAGATTGCTTTAATGATTGGTGGCTAGAGTATCGAGAAAATAGCGATATTTCTAAAAAAGAGGCTTGGACTATATGGGAATCGGCTTTTAGTGCTGGTGGCTTTCAGCCTTGGTATAGCCTGACTAAAGAGCAGATTAAAATTCTAATCAAATCAATTCAGGAGGAATGATGCACTGCACAATATGCGATAAAATGTTAAATGATTACGAATCCACTCGTAAGACCTTAGACGGTAATTACTTGGATATGTGTCAAGATTGCTATCTTGGTTTAGATGTCTTGATTCCTACGATTGATCGTAAAGACCTACTGCATGAGGCAGATATGCCTAGCATGGATGAAATATTTAATAACTACGAGGACTATACAGACTATACAGACAATGAAGATCTATGATGTAGCTACTACATAGTTATTATTCTTATGTTATATACATA